GGCACAACTCAGCTGCTGCAGAAGTGTTGATCTCGGCGGTGCCGCAACGCAACGGAGTTCTTGTTGGTTTATTATTTTGCGCCGGTGAAGTTGTCCCACTGCTGTGATGTCTGGAAGACGATGAAGGCGGCGTTGTTGGCACCGGCGGATCGGACTGGGAGTCATTGCCGGAATCCTCCTCCGGCGGATCGGGCAACGAAACCCGGCTAAGGGCGAATGCCAACGCAATCGGCTGGCCGTTGGCTTCGCTCGGAGTTGCAAATGCCATAGTTGGAGAATTTCCGGCATAGCGCTGCGAGGCGTCATCAAGATACCAGCCTGCGGCGTTCATCTCTGCGGCGGCGAGTTCGCTTTCATAAAGCGTCAGGTAGTCCCCAGCGGTGTCAAGTGCTGTGAGGCCATTCGCTGCATATAAGTCTGCACCCGCAATTTCTGCGGAGTTGCCATAGATTTTACACCGCTGGATCTCGGCGGTACCTGCGCTCCATACTCCGCCGCCGTACTGTCCAGCAGAGCAACTGGTGATCGTGCAATCGGCAATGGAGAT